ACAGCGTTGGATGAATAAAGATATGCAAGGCAATCGAATTGGCTTTCAATCTTGGCTACAGTTTTATAAAAAGAACACATCAACTAAAAAGAATAAAACCTATGAAGAATTTATTCGTAGTGCATACTATACTGCATTTGTAAAGTTTGGAAGTCATTGTGCTAATATTAATGCTATCAATATTAGCAGATACGTAGATTGGTTACTAAAGAATAACATCAAAATTGATACTTGGGCCAGTGATAGTGTCTATACAAAGTATTTAATTGAGTATCTGCGTATTGAAGATCCGTTAGATGCTATTGCACGTAGTGTCCAAACTACTATGGATTTAGCAGAGAAAGAGGGCATTGTACCTAAAGACTATTTGTGTTATGGTAATCCTAACAAGATATGTCATAGTATTACTAATGGGAAACTTAGTCCATGGATGCTATATCAGAGTAGTAGTGGTGTAAAGTTTTTAGATAGTTTGAACGAATCACAGATTAAGATGGTCATTGACTATATCAATCCAGAGTTATGGAAGATTAAGTTTAATCGTGAACCAGAGAATGTGAAACAAGTTAAGGAGTTATTGAATGCCGGCGGGTACTAGAGTTCGTATATCATGGGAAACAAATCACAAACATTCTAAATGGAATGAAACCTGTGCGTGGGCAGTAGAACAATTTGGATTACCCGGTGATAAGTTTGAAACACACGCAACCGAAGATTATATGGATTTCTATTTCAAGGATGAGCGTGATGCTATCCTCTTTGAGTTAGCACAGGGTTAACGTGCGACAAATAACATTGTACATTGATGTTAATAGAACTTTGGAAATAGTTAGTGAGTTGAAAAAGCATGGATGGGTGATGGGTAAAGATTTTGATTTTGCTTATCATAAACCAATCTATGATGACTTTGGTGGATCTAATTGGGAACCAGAATTAGAAAAACATACTGTGTTTTCTTTTTACAATGATATTAATGCTAGTTATTTTATGTTGAGGTGGGGATGATAGTTGAACATTATGATTATGCTGTAGGATGGGAAAACACTAAACCCGGCTGGCATGAGTGTTCGGTGCATGTTAAACATTTTGACAAAATTAATGAAATAATTAAATGGTTAGAAACTAATATAGGCAAGTATGAAAGACATTGTAGATGGGGTGTAACTGATGATGACACAATCAGCTTCAAGTTTAGATATGAGAGAGATTACATTTTATTCACATTGAGGTGGAGTTGATGGCATCAATACCTCACATACAAGATTATGATGACAATGATCCAAATATAGATAAACGAAGAAATCGTTGGAACTATTGGGAAGCATTGAAGAAAGTTCGTAAAGAATATATGGAACAAAACCGTGAATTTGATGCGTATGATTTTGAAGATTACCTTATAGGACAATATGGCTTAAAGATGAACATTGTTAATGGTAACATAACCGATGGTTATGAGATTGTTGACGAGAAGAAATACCTAATATTTTTACTAAAATTCCAATGAACAATACACCCTTTCCCATAACCTCTTTACAAGATAATAAATTTATGTTATCATGGCCTAAATGGAAGAACATTAAAGAGTTCAGCACCAAGAAAAAACTATTGGATGTGCTATTTCAAGATGTTGGTAGCGAAGAAGTAGGTATCAGCATTTCAATTGTAAAAGACGAACTTGATATTATGTGGATTACAGTAAACACTTGGGCACAAGATGTTAATGGAGACTATGCTAGATACCTAGAAGATATGTATGAGATTAGGGGTGTAGCATTTAATAGTGAAATAGAAGCATTAAAGCTACAAGATTACTTAGAAAAGAAATATATTTGGAAAACATTACAGGCGTAATATGGCAAATGACATTATGATTGACATTGAGAGTTTAGATACAACACCGAACTGTGTTATACTAACCATTGGTGCAGTAAGATTCGATCCTAAAGGTCACGGAGTAGTTGAACGATTAGAATTGCGTCCTACCATTGAGGATCAAACAGAAATTTACAATAGGAGCATTAATGAAGATACATTACGTTGGTGGAGTGAGCAAAGCCCTGAAGCACTTGAAGAAGCATTGGGAGACAATGGACGAATACCATTTGCTGAATGCATGGAGATCCTTTATAAGTTTTGTTGGAACCGTCGTGCTGTGTGGAGTAATGGTGCTTCCTTCGATTGTGTCGTTATGGAGTCTGCTTGGAGGCAAGTAAGTACTAAGCCTAATCCCATACCATGGCAATTCTGGACAATCAGAGATACAAGAACATTGTATGAGATTGCAGGTGTAAGTCTTAAAGATGGTGGACATAGTACAAGTCACAAAGCAGTAGAAGATGCCGAAAGACAAGCTATTGTTGTACAAAAAGCGTATAATAAATTAATTAAAGCAGAATTGGTAGCACCTCCAAGATGAGAATTGATTCAGATATTGATATTGACTTTGGTGATAGAGATAAGTTATTACAACTTATCAAACATACACCTGCCGCTATGCGTAATGCTAACCCCATGCGTAAACATGCTACAGGCGTTTATATAACTGACATACCATACGATCCAGTAAATGATATGGCAGCTATTGATTATGTTATAGCTGAACAACGTGGGTATTTTAAACTAGATTTATTGAACGTTCATGTTTATTCGCAAGTGCGTGATGAGTTACATTTAGCAACACTAATGCGTGAACCAAATTGGAATAATTTAAATAAAAGAGAGTTTGTCGAGAAGTTAATTCACTTGGGAAATCATTATCACTCGTTACAAAAGATGCCAAGTTCAGTTGATAGTATTCCTAGATTATCTATGTTTTTAGCATTAATTAGACCAGCTAAAAAACATCTGATTGGTCAGTCTTGGTCTGAAGTATCAAAGACTATATGGGATAAAAATACTGAGGGATATAGTTTTAAAAAGAGCCATGCTGTAGCCTACGCACAGTTGGTCGTAGTACATATGAATTTGTTAGAAGAACAGAGTTAAATTATTCTTTTTACTAGTGTAATGCTACGGCGTTTACTTCTACGTTTGTTGAGTTCGCTGATACTACAAGTAGGACCATGAATAATAGTTAAGCTTTTGTTATTGAATGTACGTAAATAGGGTTTAAAGACAATCCATTCTTGCTTTAAAAATAGATTAATTGGTATAAGTCTATTACTTTCCCACCACCAAATATCCCCTAATTCTAGGAATTTTTCTCTGACTTCGGCATCTATTATTGCTCCGTAATCGTATATTGTGGTTACAATATCATCCCTATTTTGAACTATTCCAACATAATCTTGGTTGGCATGAGAACATATGGTTATGAACGGATGATTTAGTGTTAATTTGTTGAAAAACTCGTTTTGTATCATTGTGGTTATTCTGTCCGAAATATTTATCACAGGGTAACCTGGCAATATATTTTGATAAATATCAGTATGTACTCAACTCAAGTTTTCGTCTATACACAAAGACAAATCGTTATACTTTTATCAGGATTTTCCCCAAGGAGCTATATGCCTCAGTATGCCAAGCCACTTACACTACACAAGGGTGTAGATAACCAAATTCAATTTCAGTTCTTAAACCAAGAGCAAAAGCCAGTGGATATTACTGGTAAGTCAATAACCTGCAGAATTATCAATTATGAAGGTAATGTAGTCTTGTTACAAAAAGCATTGACACTGCAATTTTCTGCAACTGGTATAGCCGCATTGTTTTTAAATCCAGCAGAGTTAGCAGATATTGATGCACAGAAATGTTATTACACATTAGAGATTCCGGTTGGCGCATTTGATTACCCTGTATTTGTTGACAGCAATGCAGGGGGTCGTGGTGATTTAAATATCGTTAATAGCATATTACCTAGTTTTATTCCTTCTATGCCAATCAGCATCCCGACAGGACAAGACTTTCCGAACCTACATCCAGAAGGCAACGGAGAAAGCAATATCACATATTATACTAGCGTAGTTGATACCAATGATAGCCCAATACTAACACTACAAGCACAATACAGTGCCTATTATGGTAATGTTGTTATTGAAGGTTCTACTATTGTTGACGGTGATTGGTATCCAATCTTAACTGACACTTATACTGATGTAACAGATACAAAAGGTTATGTGGTTCAAGGTTACCATCCATATATTAGAATGCAATTTGAAAGCAATACTGGGGCAGTAACCAATATTTTGTCAAGATAATCAACCTAAACTGTTGTTTATCTCTGACAGTTATGTTATACTGTATAGATGTTTGATATCCTATCAATAGTTCCCGGCAAGAAAAAACTCACACATGGTGGATGGCATAGCTTTAATGCTATATGTTGTCACCATCGTGGGCATAAAGCCGACACTAGAGGTAGAGGTGGTATTAAAAAAGACGGAGAAAATTGGTCATATGCCTGTTTTAATTGTGGATTTAAATGTGGATTTACATTAGGTAAACAAATTAGTGATATTACTAAGAGTTTATTAAAATGGTGTGGCATCGATAATATTCAAATTCAACGATGGAGTTTAGAAAGTTTACAATACAGGGATCTATTAGATTTCGCTCATCTCAAAAAACAAAAAACAAAAATAAAATTTGAAGAACATAAACTGCCTGAAGCTGAGATTTTAGATATTAATAATCCATTACACAAAGTATACATTGATTATCTGTCTGCGAGGATGATAAATTATAATGACTACCCGTTCTTAGTTACACCTAATGACACTGGCAGACAGTCAAATAGAATTATTATCCCCTATACTTACAATAACAAAATTGTAGGTCATACGAGCAGGTTCTTAGATAACAAAATCCCAAAATATATTAACGAGCAACAACCAGGCTATGTATTTGGTTATGACTTTCAGAAACCCGATTGGGAAGTATGTTTGTTAGTTGAAGGTATTTTTGATGCATTAAGTTTAAATGCTTGTGCGCTAACACATAATACAATCAACGATGGCCAAGTACAACTTTTAGCACAATTAAATAAACAAATTATTTTTATTCCCGATAGAGATGAGACAGGTTTAGAAACATGTGATAGAGCATTAGAATTGGGTTATAGCGTTAGCATTCCTAATTGGGATGACAGTGTTAAAGATGTAAATGACGCAGTAGTTAAGTATGGCAAGCTACCTGCATTACTCAGTATATTGAGTAGTGCAACGGCTAGCAAAATCAAAATAGAACTACAAAGGAAAAAAATTGAAAAAAGATTACGAAAATAAAAAAGAATACGGCATTGAAGTGCAAAAGATATTTTTGCGTGTAATGATTACTGAGGCAGAACTCTATACCAGAGTTATGAACATTTTAAATAGTGAGAACTTTGATAGGTCGTTAAGACCTGTCGCAAACTTATATAAAGAACATACAACAAAATATAGTATATTACCAGACCCGACACAAATTAAAGCAATTACTGGACAAGACATTGATATTATACCTAACTTCAGTCCTAATCAATTTGATTGGTTCTTAGATGAGTTCGAACAATTTACTAAAAGACAAGAACTAGAACGTGCTATTCTCAAAGCCGCAGACTTACTTGAGAAGGGTGACTTTGGTCCAGTTGAGAAATTAATTAAAGATGCGGTGCAAATCAGTTTACAAAAAGATATGGGAACTGATTACTTCTATGACCCGGCGGCACGTATCAACAAATACTTTAACAGTGGTGGTCAAGTGAGTACAGGATGGCCACAAATGGATCGTATCTTATATGGTGGATTTAGTCGAGGTGAACTCAACATTTTTGCAGGTGGTAGTGGTTCAGGTAAGAGTTTAGTAATGATGAATATCGCATTGAACTGGTTGCAACAGGGAATGAGCGGGGTATATGTAACACTAGAACTTAGTGAAGAACTTACATCATTGAGAACAGATGCGATGTTGACTATGATGGGTACAAAAGCGATTCGCAAAGATATTGATACTACCAGTCTTAAGGTAAAGATGATTGGTAAAAAGTCAGGACAATATCGTGTTAAAGGATTACCTGCGCAAAGTAATGTAAATGATATTCGTGCCTACTTAAAAGAAGTACAAATTCAAACAGGAATTAAGATTGACTTTGTTATGGTTGACTACTTGGACTTGGTTATGCCTGTCAGTGTTAAAGTTAATCCTAACGACCAATTTATTAAAGACAAATATGTTGCTGAAGAACTGCGTAATCTTGCAAAAGAAATGGGTATATTGATGGTAACTGCAAGTCAATTAAATCGTAGTGCGGTAGATGAGATTGAGTTTGACCATAGTCATATTGCAGGTGGTATCAGTAAGATTAATACAGCAGACAATGTGTTTGGTATCTTTACAAGTCGTAGTATGCGTGAGCGTGGTAAGTATCAAATTCAATGTATGAAAAGTCGTAGTTCAACGGGTGTAGGACAAAAGATTGACTTAGATTATGATATTGAGACAATGCGTATTAGCGATAGCGATCCTGACAATCAAAATAGTTATACTCCTAACCCTAGTGCAAATCAGATTATGAGCCAATTAAAGCCTCAAAGTACGTTACAGTCAACTGAACCTATCATAGACCAAGCGACAGGAGAGATACTAGAGCCGGAAAACAAGCGTATTATAGCGGATGTACAGGGTTCTAAGCTGAAAGCGATGTTAAACAGTTTAAAGAAATAAATCCTAAACGTAGATAAATACTATTAGGAAACTAATATGCAAAAACAAACTCGCAGTCTACTAGAGGAATTGGAAGCTATTGGTAATAATAGGGACACGACCCACATAATTGAAAGCCGTGGCCATAACATTATCACTAGCGCAATCAATCTATTAGAGATGATTAATCGTCACTACACACCTGAGCAGGCCGCTATATTAGAGCGTAAATTGCTAGGAGCTATAAAGAGCAAGGATCAAGCAAAGTTTTCCAAATCATTAAGGAAAAACCGTGAAGCTGAATGAATTTAAAAAAGCAAAATTAAATGAACTAGATTTAAGTTCATTTATAGGCGATTATGGATCTGCCGCTGTAAAATCAGGGTTAGGATCTTTGGCAGGCAAGAATGTATTAAGCACCACGGACCAGATGGCTAAAGACGATTTTATAAAAAAATTCAATAGTCGTGCCGCTAGCGGATTACAAAGTGCGATTACTGGTGGGTTAGTTGATCCAACCGCAAAAGGTGTAGCAACACCACAACCAGGTGCAAAGCCAGTAGCAACACCACAACCAGTAGCAAAGCCAGTAGCAACACCACAACCAGTAGCAAAGCCGGGGGTAGTTACACCAGGTGCAACCGGTCAAACACCTGGACAAGCCCAAGGTGGACCAAAGACACCTGAACAAATTAGAAAAGAAAAACAGGCTGCGGCAGGCGCGGTCGCTCAGAAACAAATGGCACAGAATCCTGCTACACCGGCAGTTGCACCAACAGCAGGAAAAAATGTTTCACCCACTCCTGCACAAACAAGACAACAAAAACTAGCTACTGCCACAACAGCCGCGCAAGGACAGATGGCGCCGTTTAGCAAGTTACCTGCTGTAGCACCGACTACACCGAAGACACCTGAACAGATTAGACAAGAAAAACTTGCTGCCGCAACACAAGCCGCACAAGGACAAATGGCACCAAAGACACCTGCTATAGCGGCAGGTGCACCAAAGACACCTGAACAGATTAGACAAGAAAAACTTGCTGCCGCAACACAAGCCGCACAAGGACAGATGAATCCTATGAACAAGCTACCGGCAGATCAGTTTAATAAGAGTGCCGCTAACGTAAGACAACAACAGCAAGGTGTTGCTACACAAAATGCACAGGATCAAATGTCCCCTGTAAGTAAATTACCTGCAGACCAGTTTAATAAGAGTGCTGACAATGTAAGACAACAACAGCAAACAACCGCAACTCAAACTGCACAACAGCAAATGGCTGAACCTACAACAAAGGCACAGCCTACTCAACAGCAGCCAGGGATGACACAAGATGGTAAGCCATATTGGGATCCGGCTACAGGTAAAGGTTCAAAGTATGACGGAGTTACTGGTGAAACTACACCTGAATGGCAAAAAGAGTTGGACAAACAAGAGGCATCCCGTCTAGAAAAAGTTGAAGCAAACCGCATCGCATCACAAGCCGCTGCCGCTGAACGAGATGCACAGAATGCTGAGTTAGTCCGACAAGGAGTAAGGCAAAATCCGTCTAACGTTACAAATAATGTAACGCAAACAACTAGTGCACCTAACACATCAGTAGTAACTACTGATCCTGCAGAGGTTAAGGCTGCAATGAAGGCAAAAATTGATGCGATGAAACAAAAGAACCCTAAGCTAGCGGCTCAAATGGCAGATTTGGGTATGGACGATGAGTTTAATGATAAGTTAAATAATGCTACTAACACTAAAAAGAACAAAAAAACAAATCCAGGTAATCAAGCATTTGGTCAGATGGCTCAAAACTTAAGTAAAGTTAATGAAGGATCACGATTTGATAAGTTAAACTATTTGTTTGAAAGTATTTTAGCTGAGGCTACAATGGCACAAACAGTTGCCCCTGCAGGTAAAGTTGTTGGGCAACCAAATCAACAACAGACACAAGCGCAACAACCACAAGGTCAAGGAAAACAAACAATTAGCCAATATATTACTAACTTCTTTAAACAGTTTATGAAGGGTGTTAATATCAGTGATCCTACAGTAACAACTCAAGTGGCAACATTGGCTAAAGAGTTAGAACAAACTTATTCTAAAGATAAAGGTAATAGCACATTGCCTAAGTTAGCTGATTTAGCATGGTCAGTATCACACGCACAAGCTGAAGAAGAACCGGAACAATCAGCTAATCCTAATGCTCCCGCTAAACCCGGGGCCAATCCTGCCGCATCAGCATCCGCAACAGCATCTGGTGGACAACAAACCCCGGGGCAACCAACAACATCTAAAAAGCCAGTTGCAGCCGGCAAACAGATTAGTGGTTTGTTAACAAAGATGACACCTACACAGAAAAAACAGCTATTAGCTAGTTTAGAAAAAGAGTTAGGCCTTGGTCAAAAGAAACCGGTAACTAAAAAGGCGGCGCCAGCAAAGAAAACAGCAGTAACTAAAAAGACAGCACCGGCAAAGAAAACAGCAGTAACTAAAAAGACAGCACCGGCAAAGGCATCAAATATTAAAGGTGCAAAAGCAGGATTACCTACTCCGGATGAAGAAGCTAAATTTCAACAACGCATACAACAAGCACAGGCTCAACAAAAATGAACCTATCAGAAACACTAGCTTATCTTAGAAATAAGGTAGATAGCATTAATAATGTAATTATAGAAGATAAAGGTCACTTGGATCATCCTGAAGATTTAATCTTTTTGCGTGGGGTAGGTGGTGCTAATCAAGCGGTGCAAGCAATGGCTGATACTGTATCTAATCCGGATAAAGTTACAATCAAATGGGACGGCTATCCTGCATTGATATTTGGTCGTAATAGCAATGGTAAGTTCACTATATTAGATAAACATATGTTCAATAAGAAAGATGGTAGTGGCCGTCAAGTATTCAGCCCAGAACAGTTTGCTCAATATGACCAAGCACGTGGTGTAAATCGTTCAGACTTACATCAATTGATTGCACAAATATGGCCTGGACTAGAAAAGTCTGATAGAAGTAAGGGTTATTATTGGGGTGATTTATTATTCAGTAAACCATTGGTAGAAAAGAACGGGCTGTACACATTCAAAGCAAACCCTAATGGCATTACATATACAGTAGATGCAAATAGTGAATTAGGAAAGTTCTTTGATGGGAAAAACTCAGGTATAGTAGTACATCAATATATTGCACCCGATGCATTAACAACAGACCAAGCAACTCCATTAGATGGTACTATTGGTAAATTGAAAAACAATAGTGATGTTGCTATATTGCCAGCCAAGATGCCTATCACACCTAACTTGAAGTTGAATTCAGCATTATTTAAAAAAGCACAAGCAACTATTGCAAAGTACGGACAAGCAGTAGAGCAGTTAATGACTACCGCACCTCAGGCTAGAAATACATTCAATCAATTATTCACTACATATATTAATAAGCGTATTGTAGCAGGGGACTTGAATGAGTTGTTAAATGGCTTCATGGAATATGTTCAGTCAAGACCAATGACTGATAAAATGCGTGAGAAAATAAGTCAACATTTAGAAGCTAACAAAGCTGGACTAGTTGGTGCATTTAGCATATGGGTTGCTATCTATAATCTAAAAATGAATATCGTAGACCAGCTTAATAAAGCCGCAAAAACTGCCCCTGTCAAGGGCTATTTAGATGATGGAACACAAACTCAAGAGGGTTTTGTAAGTCACGGTCTTAAATTTGTTGATAGAATGGGCTTTAGTCGCCAGAATCTTGCTGGAAGATAAGCCCAAAACCGACTTTTTTTATTACCAGGCATAAATAAGTGTATGAATCTATACGATTCAAAACTTTTAAAGGAATTTCATTATGGCAGGTTTTACAAGAACACACGGCGATGCACAACCAGTATTCGCAATTGACGTACAAAATGGTCCAGTAGCTCCA